CCGGCGTTGGCCGCTTTTTGCGTCACGCTTTTTAAAGCAGCCCACCCCGCCAGATTCTCATCGGTCGCGCTCCATGGCACTGACTGCTTTGCTATCCAGTCAAGATAGCCATAATGAAGATAGGCCAGACCCGCATCTGCCGTTCCGAGGATGTTCAGATTTGAAAACCGTAACGGCGTGCCTGTTCCTTTTAATTCTGATTCAATCGCGGCGAGGTTACGCGCGAGCAGCTCGGTGAGCGTTGGCCGGTTATATGGCATCGGTTAAGACTCCCAGACCCAGAAATAACGCTTTGACACAGCGTCCTGTCCTGGCTTTTGGTAAGTGATAAAAAGGTTAAGGCGGTTCGGATACACGATTTGTGAGATGGGTGTAATGCTGGAAACCACGCCATCATCGGTAAGCCACTTCAGCGCCTCGGCGGCAAAGTCCTGCGCTTTGTTTGCAACAACTAACGTCAGTTTCTGACGGCGCAACAACCAGAGGCGTGACCCAATGGGATAATCCTGATCCTGATCGCCCCACCACCCGCGGCGGTTATCGCCATCGTATTCGTCATCTTCCCGCGCCAGCCGGTCAGTAAAAAGGCTGATTAAAATGGCCGTCTCGAGGTCGTCGCCCAACTGCAGGTCTCCGGATGCCTCAGCCCAGTCGCCGATGGATTGTTCAGCATTCCAGAGTGTTGTGATGTCCGTCATTGAACCTGCTCTCCCGGTTTTTCACTGGTCGGTGATGAGCTGCCGCTCTGCACGTTTTTCACCATGTGATCGTGATTGTTGTAGGTATCGCGCAAGTCTTTTAGGGTGGTCGAGTTACTCCCCGCGTTATCAATGATGTCCCCGGAACACCTCAAAACAGGGGTATCCGCAAAAATCTCTTCTGAGGCAACGATGGTGACGGTGGTTGAATTAATGACCTTTACAGGCTGGCCGTTTGCATCAATTTCTATCCCCGTTTCAGTGAGTTTGATGTGCTGCCCCCACTGGTCATAAATGATGGTTTCACCCGGACTCAGGCCGGTTTTGCGGCTGCCCTTATGACCGGATGCAATTACAACAGCGTTTGAGCGGTCACCGGATAGATAGGCAATCAGCACGTCAGCGCCATCCGGCAGTGAAGAGGAGAAACCGAACTCCATCAGGCGGGGCGTATCGCTGCGCACTTCAAGCGGCGTCTGATACTGAACTTTCTGGATCCCACCATCATCATTCGTCAGCGATACGCTACCCACGCCGAGCATCATCATCGCCCGGCGGTAAAGCGTGTTGAGCATCGTCATCTGTTCAGCTCCTGAATGACGTTGTAGAAACGATATGGCTGAATCGAGAATGCCGCTGGCGGCATCAGTACCATCTGCGCCACCGTGCCCTGGTCATCTTTGATAAAAGTGACTTCCGCCAGTAGCCATAGCACGTCATTAATCCCCATCTTGGGGATATTAACTGGGATCAGGGTATTGGGTTCCCACAACTTGCCCGCGCTGTCGCGCCAGTTATCAATGGTGACCTGAAGAACCTTAGAGCGGCCATAACGCCGGTTCATTTCCCAGTCAATCGCCTGCTGCGCCAGCTCGGTGGTGTTCATGGTGCTTTCGACAATGATGATCCGGTTCCGGTATCGCATTTTGGCAACGTCCGGATCATTCGCGGTGGCTTTGGTCACGGCACCATAACCGCTGTCATCGACCAGCGGGTTAACCGTCATTGAGACTCCGGTGTATTCGGAAAATCGCTCGTCCATAGAGGCCTCGTAGGCCGCCGCTTCAATGTTGATACCTTGCGCCACGCCGCTTGCGGCTTTTCGGGTACCGACGCGAGTCAGGTAGAGACTGCCGTCCGGCAGGTCATAGTAGAGAAGCGCCGCCCAGCGCGTGATGCGGTCAATGATTTCCTGCGAGCTTTCTCCCCAGTTCAGCGTGAACTGGGGGACATTTTTCATATCAGTCACGTCGCTCGACACGGTAATCCCATAGGGTGCCGCCAGACGCTGCACAATCTGCAACGGGGTAGCGCCGGTGATCACGTTGTTGTCCCATTTGGCGGAACAATCCACCAGGTCTTCGCACTTACTGCGCCCCGTTGCCCGGACTTCGTGCCTTGAGGCGGAAATCATCGGTGCCCACCGGTCGATGTAGCCGGTAATGACCGTATCGCTCCCAAGCTTTACCACACAGGCATCGCCTTCTTTGACCAGTTGCTGACCATCACTGCCGGGAAATTCATCCATCAGCGAAAGGTCAAAATCGCTGGGAAGGTGGTCGATGCTTCGGGTTACGCGGACAGAGTCCCAGCCGGAAAGCACCTTGCCACCAACGGTTAACGTCATTTCATCGTTCATGAAGAAAGCGCCCTGAAAGAAAGCGGCATAAATGCCGGATGGACAGGATCGGCCATTTTTATCAGCCCCTCCGTCCGGCCTGCGTCCTGATACAACCGGTTTGCCAGATTAAGTGCGGGAAGTGCCGCGCTGAATGTCACGGTTGACACGTTCGCCAGCTGCGCCCCTTTCACCTGAAGCGTGGTTTTGACCGTTGTTTTAAGATCGGACATCTCACTGAAGACATCGTCATAACCGGCGTCAGCCGCCGCCAGTGACACCGTATCGATCACGCTGACCACGCGCTGAAGTAGTTCAGCAGCATCGTCATAGCTTACAGGCTCGTAAAGAGACGCCGCATAGGCCATTGCGCCAGCACTTAGCGTGATGAGGTAAATTTGGGCCGCAGAAGCAATGCTGCTGTCGCTGCTGTCCGGCCGATATATTGTGTCCGTGAACGTCACCAACGTTTCCAGCAGGCGAACCAGGTCCAACCCTTTTGCCTCACTCGACAGTAATGCATTGATCACATCCTGCGCGCCGCTGGCATATCCCGCTACGCTGACTGACGCCAGAAGGCTGGCCGTTACATCCTGAACTTCTGCCCGGTTTTCGACTGATGCCGCCATTTTTTGCGAAACCAGAAGGTCGTAATTATCCGTGTCTGCCGTCGTCGTCGTGGTGTTTGTCGCGCCCGACGCATTCCCGCCAACATCGCCCGTGTTATAACGCCCATAACGGCTGCTGCCGAACGTGGATTTCAGCGTATTGCTGAGATTCGTCGCCTCATTTGCCGTGCGGGTCACCATGCTGGTCCAGAATGAAACCGTGCTTTTAAGCGTTTTGATCGCCTGCGTCACTGTGCGTAAATCAGAATTGACCTCCGCAATAAACGTGGCAGCCGTTTTGGCCGCCAGCGCCAGCCATGACGTCTGAACCGTTGAAGCGGCTGAAACTGCTCCGGTCACAGCAAAAACCCGAAGGCCTGACTCAATGACGGTGAGAGAGAATTCAAAAACCCGCTCGGAGTCTTTGCTTTCCCGCAACTTAAGCCCGCCGTCGGGTATGCTGACCGTCAACTCGCCCAGCGTAGGATGCACCAGCGTGCCTGCGCCCGCGCTTTCACAGGCGGCGATAAGATTATCCCGCTGTGTCATGACATCAGCGGCGCTGTAGATCAGGCTGGACTGGATAATGAATCCGTTTAAGGTCAGACGGCGGGTAGAACGCCCCAAATCTTCGACCCAGACCGTGTCGCGGTAGGGGTATTCATGGACGGCCTGCCGGCGGCCAAAGTTGCCATCCGCATCAATAATGGCAAAGGGCACGCCGCGAAATGACGCCGGATGAATATGGTCCTGCCAGTTCCAGCTGTCGCCCGAAAAGCCTAACAGCGAAGACAGCGCGTTTTGTAACAGTGGCATCCTGTCCTCCAGAAAGAGAAAACCCGCCGAAGCGGGTCAGGTTGATATGTCAGGGCATTGGCATTGCCGTGGTTACTTTGCCGCCGGCACCGGAGATTTTTTTACGCTCCCCGGTTCGCCCATTAATCAGCGTCAGCTCAATTTCGTTCTTATTGTCTTTCAGCACCTTAGATAAAACGTCGGCAACTTGTTTGACATCGACGCCGCCGGACGCGCCTGCGCTGGCAGATAAAGGTGCGTTGATATTGGGCTCAGCCCCCCTGTCTGGTTGATTAAATCCAGCACTTTGTAAGGACCTTTGCGACACCATCCAGCGCGGATCGGTCATCGAGGTATTGATGCCGCTATCAATATCAGCCTCGCTGTAGGGTTGGCTGCCATTTTCATGACGGATCATGGCAGTCATCAGGCGCTTAAGCACCGCTGGGTCACTCAGATTCAGTTTATCGTGCGTTCCGAAGCCGGTATCTTTCGTTACCGCGTTGATATACGCCTGAGTGTTATTTTCGCTGCTCGGGGCATACGTATGAATAATGCCGTAAGGCGTGTTGTTCCCCCTGCCCCCGTACAGTTGCAGCTGCCTGCTCATGGCGGCAAGCCCGTCATTTGCGCTGCTGAAAATAGGGAAACTGCCGTCGTTGCCCACTGCATTGGGCGCCGCGCGCAAGTTCCCAGGATTATTGTTCCGGATACCTCGTGCATTCCCGCTTCCCGGCTGATTGAACGATAATGGCGATTCAACAGAAGATGGACCCTGCACATACAGCCCTTGCACATCCTTTTGTAACTGACGGGCCTTATCCGTCGGGCCATAAAAACTGTTCAGTTTTTTAACCAGATCGCCTGAGGCATAGCCTAAACGGAGATCCAGTTTTTCATCCCACGACAGCGTTTTCTTAAATTCGTCATTTTTTTGAGCATCGCGCAATCGGTCGGCCTGCTTTCCCCCGCCGTTCCACGTCATCAGGGAGCCCACCGTTGCGGCATCGAACCCGTGCTGCATGATCTGGGAAGCATCATCAAAACTTTTCTGAACTAACGGGGCCTGTCCTAGCCACGCCTGCCCCTTCATCAGCATGCCGTCCCACGACGCTGAAATCTGATTGACCTGATTGCGGAATGCCAGGGCATTCTGTACATCCTTATCAGAAAAAATCAGACCGTCACGCTGCGCCTGATCTTTAAGGCGCTGAACCTGATCAGTGCTTTGCCGCAGGTAGTTCAGAAGCTCGGGTGAGAACTGCCCCACCTGCGCAATCACAGCCTGCCGTGCGGGGGACTGCTGAAGCATGGCCTTATTCAGGTCATCCATCAGTTTTACAACGTCAGCCATGCCCTCCTTGGTTTTGCTGATCTTGACGCCCATCTGCGCCAGAAGGGCGTTAAAAGGATCATCCCGACCGTTAAGCGCATCGTTGGCACGCTGGTAAAGTCCGGTAACAGAGCTTTCCGCAGAATCCCGCGTTGCCCCGTTTTCAATCATGGCACCGGTCAGTTCCTGATAGGCCCGGGTCGTTGCGCTGATGTTTTTGGCGGTAGTATCAATTTTATACCCGGAATCCGCATATTCCTTGATTTGTGATTTTACACCATTCATTACAGTGGCCAGCCCACCTAACCCTAAGGTCAGGCCGCCCACCATTTTCAGAGGGGGAACAAGATCCCCGACAAACTGCACGCCATCCCGGGCATTTTTTGCCAGCTTCTCAAGGCGCCCGCTGACTTCATCAAGACCCTCTGCAGAACGGCGACCGCCGAGCTGCACAACTTTTTGCGCATCATTGAGCTGGGGCGTCAGTTTCTTCACCGCATCATCGATGTTCTGGATAGACTGAGAAACCTGATCGTCCGCTTTCAGCTGGAAATCAAACACATTAGCCATTAATCGCGTTCCTTTAACTTATTGATGCGCAATGCCTGATCCCGCCACCAGTTGAGCTTCGACCACGTCATTCCCCAGCCCTGATCTGGCCCCCAGCCGTAGTAATACGTCACATCGGCGATACGTTCACGCCACCTCCCGCCGTCGGGGAGAAATTTAAAAAACCCAGCATGTAACCCTCGCAGCGTTTGTAGTCCGTAAACGGCAGGCGGTTAACGACTTGCGCCGGAATGCCGGAGATGTCAGCGATAAGCGCGGACATCGCCGCCAGACCGCCTTTTACAGTCTGGGTTTTATAAAACTGGTCCACCTGGTCAAGACAGGGTTCACCAAGATCGATACCTGCCCAGTTTTGCTCCCCTTTGCCATCCTGAAGGGCTTTTGGCAGCACGATCACCGTGCTGCTTTCAACCGTCGTGACGGGTTCGGGGAGGTAATTTAAGAAGATGAGAAGAAAACACTCACACTGTTTGAAAGTGGTAAACGGCATGCGCCTGACAACCTGCGGCGGGATCCCCGATAGCAGCGAGATAAGGAGCCCCATCGCGGCCAGCGCGCCTTCCGCCTTCTGCTTATCAAAGAACTGATTCACTTCGATGAGCGCAGGTTCATGCAGTGGAATACTTTCCCAGACCAGTTTACCGCTGGCATCCGCCAGCGGTTTATCCAGAGAAATAACGATACTTTTTTCCTGCTCTTCCACGATCAGCTCTCCACGACTGAGAAGCTTTCCCAGCGGACATCGAACACAGCGTCTTCACTGTCCACTTCCTGTGATTCGACCGTCCACATCCCGGTACCGATAATCGTTTTACCGTTGGCGAGTTCAGCCACCACGGTGACATCGGTCATGTCGTTAAAGTCCGCCACCGTGGTACCACCGCTGTCGCGAACCTGACAGGAGATATACGGCGCGGAAGGCTTTTCTTTATAGCCATGAACGCGATCCATCCCCGTCAGGGTTTCACGTTTTACGGTTGAAGGACTGTATTTGAACTGCCCGGCGACCATGATTGTGACGCCATTGGTCGTCACCGACGCGGTGCCTGCCAGGCGGTTGGAGGTATCACCCATTGTTATTCCTTACGCCGCGGCTTGCAGGCGGAACTGGTTAAGAAGTGCAAATACGCGCAGCTGGTTGATCAGCACGCCGTCCCATAACACGTCTACGCGGTTCGGGTTGGTCGTGCTTTTCGTCACAATCAGACCGGCGGCGAAGGCTTTGGAATCCTGCACATAGCCGTTGTATTCCAGCTGTGTGTACTGGGCGATCAGCTCAGCCCGGATGATGTTCGGCGTCACAATCGAGGAACCCGGTGCGAAACGGGTACCATCGGCGGCCAGCTTCATGCGCGCAAATTTCGACGTGATCTGCGTGCGGATAAAGCGGGTGACGAACATCAGCAGGAACAACGTTTCCACCTGCAAATAGCTGTCATCCGCGTCCCCATATTTATTGGTCTGATACGTGGTGATCAGGTTTTCTACCTGCACCGTGCTGTCATCAGCCACCGTGAAGGTTGAAATGCCGCTGTAAAGCAGGTTGTTGCGCTCGGTCAGCTCGAAACGTGAAGCCAGTGGCGGTGCCAGCACGCCGGAAATCGTGAGCGTTTGCAGAGGGCGCCCCGGATCATTGCGCAGGCTTCCCGCTACCGCGCCCGTTGCAGCCGCAGCCCAGACATAAGCCGGCGTTGGCGAGTCATATACCCCCAGCAAAGTGGCATGCTGATCGTTGCGGGCTTCGCCGAGCGTGGTCAGTTGTCCATAGGTGCCAGATACGGCACCAAAGACGTGGCCGTAAAGCTGTGAAGCGTAGCTCCAGCGACCGGTGCTGTCCGACAGCAAATTCTTCAGCGCATCTAGAGAAGTCGTGTCGGTGTAAGGAGTAACAATAAAATCAAAGGTCCGGTCGCCGAGGTTTGCCAGCGCCGTCGTCATGTCCGGTGCACCAGCCCCGCCGTTGAGGGCGGTAAGCGTAATACCCAGGCCATCAGGCGTGGTTTCCCCGCCCGCGCTGCCCAGATAATTCAGCCGCAAATCGATGCTGTTACCGTGGGCGCCTTTGTTTTTTGCCGTCAGCGTAATGACGCCGGCGGCCGATGCAGCCGTTACCGGCAACGCAATGGTGGCATTGATCGCCGCCGTCAGCGCTGTAGCCATTGAAGTCACTGTGTCGGTGCTCAGCACCGTGGTCTGCACCCGCTGGCCCGCGACATACAGTGAAATTACGCCGGTTTCACTCGGCGCCGTGGTCAGCGTAATGGTGCCGGTCGCCGCCACCATCGATGCCCCATCAACCAGCGGCAGCAGATAAATTTCACCGGCAATGTCGTTTGCCAGATACGCCGTCACCTGGTTATGTAACATCGATCCTGCGCCATAAATACCAGCAGTATTCGATGCTGATGATTCGATAACCGGGATATTGGGATTTACTGCGGCGTTCGTCAGCATCTGACCGATGATCAGCGTGCGCTGGGTCGCCGTTGCGGTATTCGCCTGCGAGTTATCAAACTCTGCATAGAAAAGCGGCGTCCGCAGATTGCTGGGGATATTTTGAAAGTTCATTAGCTCGCACTCCCGGTGTCCGTTGAAGCGGCTGATTTATCAGTGGTGGCCGTCGAGTCAGCGCCCTTTGCCGCCGCCGGCGATTTTACTGCCGGTGCTGAACTGTCAACGGTGATCACATCCCCGTCGCGGAGCCGGCGGTTCCAGAACATACTTTCAGCGACCTCTGCCCCTTCTTCGGGCAAAAAGGTGCCTTTAACCGGGTCACGCACAGTGCGCCCGGCTGCGGGTTTTACAAACATGGGATACTCCAGAATGTTATTGAGGCAGATCGATGGTGACGCCGACTTCCGGCGTGCCGTCAGGCTCGATAAGGGTGACGTCGATACCCTGAAGCGGATCCGCTTCGATGGGGTAAAATTCTTCCGGCCCCTGGTAATACTCGATATCCAGTTCCATCAGTAACTGAGCGATATGCCCTTCGCCGGCCGCGCTGATATCAATCGTGGAGCGCAGCTGCAAAAACTGCTGAATCTGTCGGGTCAGGTCAAAGCTGTTGATCACCGCCCGCTCGATTTGTTCGCGCAACTGCTCCAGCGCCTCTTCCGCTTTTACCGCCCCGTTATCCTGATCAAGGTCATCGAGCTCCTGCAGGCGGCCTATGATCCGGACGGTGGTCACGGTCGTAAACTGCGGTACGTTACGCCCG